GAAGAAGGATGACTGGTTTTGTCCTGAATGTGGTATGGTAATAGATATAGAGACGGGAGAGACTAAAGATGATGGAACATTACATACTCATGGTAGAACGGAATGTTTACCAAAACACTTCGCAACAGCCGAAGTGACTGAGGTGTTTAAAGTTACAATGGAAAAAGGTGGATTCAGAACGGCGTATACAATGAGTTCCAACCAACCCAATTTCTTAGGCAAAGACCACAAAATCATTACATTAAATGACCCGAAACCAATATCCTCTAACCCGTCCAGTTCGGTATATTCCCTGCCCTTAGCTTTGTACATTACAACAAAGGGAATGGAGGAATTCGCCCATAGTGATGGGTTTGCAGATTCACGAGAGATGTTCCAATGGTTTGACAAGAGACATTCATTAGATGTTCCAAAAAGGTTTGCTGTATATAGATTTAAGGTGATAAAATGAAAATGACAAATGACCCCGAACTAAAAAGGATTTACAATAAGATAATGGCTGATTATATCAGGAATAAATACCAGAATGACCCTGATTTCAGGAAGAAGAAACTGGAATACAACCGCCAATGGAGAAAGGACAACCCTGATAAATGGAAGAGAATCCACGAAGCCTCTGAAATGAAGAGGAGAGAGAATGACCAAAAAAAGATTCAATGAGGATGATTGCGACATCATGAAGACGATAGTCGGGTATCCATTCATAAGACCGAGTGGATGGAAGATGCTCTTCAGTGAAAAGCTATCAACAGTAACAATCCAATGCCCATTCAACCGTGTGTGCGAAAGGGATGACAAGAATGATTATACCGTATGCAGAAACCCAATAAAGAAGGGAATCTACATGAATACCATAAAAAGAGAAATTCATGGAGTTGAGTTTGTAAAGCATATCAAAAGCCAGGAGTAGATTATGACATTCATATCCAGCAAAGACATCCCATGCAGCATTTGCGAAGAAAACAAGAATATAATGTGGTGTGAGGAATTATCATCATTCATCTGCAAGGATTGCTGCATAAGGCGTGGAGGTCATGATTGTATCTGGTTCGGATTGTGCTTTGGGAGGAGACCATGAAATGCCCAGTTTGCAATTCGGCAAGGATAAGCCAGAACCATTTAGGGATGTTATGCAGGAAATGCGGGTTTGAGCAAAGGAAAAGCAAGATTGATGCTGTATTTAAGAAACACGGTAGAATATATGAAATTGACAAAGAAAGACTATGAGAAAATCAACAAGACCATGAGGGATTTAAAGATTGACAATGATTCAAGGCAAATCAACTGCATAAAAATACACCCAACCGAAAGTGAAAAGCATTTCAAAATGAAGTGCGAAATTGCCTTCTCCCTATACAATAATAATAAGCCATTCATAACAGAGGCTTTTGCCAACAACAGGAAGCATAAATTTGATATCGTTGATTTGCTTGAGAATGAGGTTATCGAGGTTATAATCAAATCAGACACGCCAAGGGTGAATATTCCAGCCAAAATCACTAAGATATACGGGCTTGGTGGAATTGATTGAGGATATGTATGAAACTCAAGGACATGACATTGAAGGACTTGAAGACTAGAAGAATTGAAATAATACCAATAGAAGTTGTAACCAAGGGTGAATTGAAGGAATGGGCAATAACCAAGGTGAAAGCATTAGATAAACAGTCTGAATTATGTGACCCAAAAAAAGAGATTGAGGAATATGCTGCCTGTCGTGTGATACTTGAATGGATTATGGAGAACTTCAACCTCACGGAGGAGGATTTATGAAAACGAATTGTATATTTTGGGATAAAAGGAAAGATAAGGATGGGTATGGTAGAGTAACTTTTGGAAATAAACATGGAGCATTAGCACACAGAATAGAGTATATTAAAAAACATGGAGAAATTCCAAAAGGACTTACAATAGACCACCTCTGCAGAAATCGTAGTTGATAAGGAAAAGGAAGATTTAGATGGGTGATGAAGATGTCCACGAACAAAAAGCTGACATGGCTGATAACACTATGGATAATAGACAAAATAGTGATGCTGATATTATTATTGGTATTGAGGTGAAACATGAAAATAAATGATATGTCATTCGTGTTGGATTTGGATAGGTTCCCACCAAGCGTTAATCATGCCTATTATCATATAAAGAAAGGCAAGGCATTCATCAAGGTTAAGACAAAGGAATGCAAGGAATTCATTGATTACGTCCATAGCCAATTCCCTGAGACTTACAGTGAGATTCAGAATGACGGGAAGACATATAAGGAGATAAAGGTTGAACCATTCAAGGAACCTGTCCAGATGAATCTTATAATCACTATGGGGGATAAGAGAAAGCGTGATATTGACAATATGCTCAAAATCCTAATTGATTCATTAATCGGCAAGGCATTTGTTGATGACAGCCAGATACAATACCTTACGATAAGAAAGGTCATGGGCACAGCCCACCACCTGAATATCAGAGTCATTAAACTGGTTAGACCTGAAATCAAGAAGAAGATATGCCCTATTTGTAATGGGGAATTCAATGAAGATGCTTTAGTCTTGGACATAAAGACTAACCAATATATATGTTCTGGGTGCTGGTAATGAGTTCAATTAAATTCGTTGAGAGGTATTTTAAACTGGGTGGGAAACCCATAACCCTATATCCATATCAGAAGAAATTCCTCAATGATGAAACCCCTTTCAGGTATGTGAACAAATCCAGAAGGGTTGGGTTGACACAAACTATCTCATGGGAATCATTATACAGGGCATTGAACTTTCCCAACACCTGGGTAGCCATTGTATCAGTAAGCGATAAATTAGCCAAGGATGTGATGACTTATGTATATGATGCCTTCTATTCATACCGTGATACTATGATTAAGATAGGCAGACCAGAACTGATACCTAGGATGGGTGTCCACACAAAATCTGATTTAAGGTTCCCCCAACTCGGTTCAAGGATTGAATCCCTGCCAAACAATCCGAGAACTGTAAGGGGAAAGACGATAACCGATTTATATCTGGATGAGTTCGCACACTACCAGTCACCAGAAGAAATCTACAGTGCCATCCTCCCGTCAATAACATTGGACAGGGGAAGCATAGTGAGCAGGGCTACCTTCATCTCAACACCATTATCCAAGTTCGGTCCGTTCTATAAGTTCTGGGCAAACAGGGATAAGCCTGAATACAGCCATATCAGCTATCATACAATCCATTGGAAGGAATGCTCTGGAATGGAAGGTAAAATCGGGTTAATCAAGAAATCAATGGATGATGACCAGTTCAGAAGGGAATACTGCAATGAATTCGTAGATGAGACATTGGCTGCATTGCCGTTTTCTGAAATCAAGGCTTGCGTGAATTATAATCTGACGAATGATTATGATTACAATGTAAAGAACCCCATCTATGTCGGGGTTGATTATGGAAAGGTCAGGGATTCCACAGTCATAATCGTGATTGAAAAGATGGAGGACATGTTCATCGTAAGGCATATCAAGGAATTCGCCCCACCAATGTCATATAAGGAAGCAGCCGATTACATAAAGAGGCATGTGCCAGAATGGAAGCCAAGCCGAATCGTAATCGACCATACAGGCGTTGGGCAATCCACGATAGAAGACCTGTCGGATTTAGGCTCATTGGTCAAAGGGGAAACATTGAGCCAGCCATATAAGGAAAGGATATTCGCATTCACACGGATATTATTTCAGGACAAGCGAATCCAGATACCAAACAACGAGAATCTGATAAACCAGCTTCATGCATTGCAGAAGAGGATAAGCGAAGGTGGGATGGTGAGATATACGCATCCTGCAAAGGGATTGATACAGCATGATGATTATGTTTGGTCTTTATGTTTAGCCCTATATGCAGGGGAACAAGGGAGTTCATCAGGCGGTGGAATAGTCTATATGAAAGGCTCAACAAGGAATGTGAAGAAGGATGATTATGAAGCAGAATCTTTTAAATATTAATAGTAGTCAGGAGAAAAGATAAACATGAAGCTGAAAGATGCAGCCAAAAATATCATTGCACCCGAAATGGGAAGGATGATGAGAGTCCCAAGCTTATATGGCGAATTCAAAGTACGCAAGAACTGGCTGTTAAAGGAAAAAGGGGTTTTTGACAGGGCATGGGAACATGTGAGCATAAGCGGTAAAGGGGTTGTTGACAGGAAGATTAATTTTGATACATTGAAGAAATGCTATGACAAGATACCAAAGGTTTTCAGGGCAGTCAACATGAGAGCCGAGTTCGCAGTTCAGGGTGGATTCAAGCTTATTGGAGAAGAACAGGATGTCGAAAAACTCCAAAAATGGATAAAAAAGGTGCATTTAGACAACATTTTGCTGTCAATTGTGCGAAATATGCTGATTTATGGTGATGTGTTCATTGAGATTATCGGGGATGGGGAAAACATAAGATTGGTGTTCTTGCCAGTAAAACAGATAAGAATAAGGAGAAAACTCGTTGTAAAAGATGGAGTTGAATACTTCAGCCATGAAATTGATAGTTATATTCAAGTCAATGACGTTGGAAAGACATTAAATGAGTGGAAGGTTGATGATGAGAATATAATCCATTTCAAATGGAACTGGGATGGGATTGAACCCTATGGGACAAGCGAGATAAAACCAGCACTCACCGTTTTATCTGATAAACTGGATGTTGAAGCAGTAATACCGAGAATACTGAAATTCCATGCTGACCCAAGAATCATTTACAGGGGCGGTAGACCTGAAAGCCCATATAATAAAAACCAACTAAAGGATTTCGTATCAGAACTGGAAGAGAGGGTTGTAGGAGGGGATGTTGCAGTCCCAGGTGATGTAGAGCCAGTCCCAATATCTCCAATCAGGGGAGCAGGTGAATTGATTGAACTTATGAACCATATAGAATCCCAAGTCGATTTATGCCTGAATAATCCTGTAAACCTGTTCTTTACTGGAAAAGCAGATGGTCAAACAAGCATGATAGTCATGGACAGCATTGAAAGGGATGTAAAGACGATACAGGACATCTATTTCCCGCCATTTGAACAATTGGTATTCACAAAAATCTTAGGCAAGGAAGATGTCCCAACAGCAAAGCCAAACCCAATGAATATTGAGACCTTCCTTCGTATGTCGAGAACCCTTCGACAGTTGGTTGGAAAGAAGCAGGAAAGGGTCATATTCACGCCAAACGAGGCAAGAAAGGAACTGGGAATGGGAGATATTGACGAAAAAGTAGTCCAAAAGATATATGACCAGGAACAGCCAATGCCAGCGTTTGGAGGAGAAGATAATAATGAACCTGGAGAGAAGATTCAGCCTGATGGAAAGAAAGACGGGGGAACTGACATACGGAGAGGACAGAAGCCCGAAGAGAAGGATTAATCCCCATAATAACAAACTGATAATAGTACCGCAATATATGGTTGATTATGTAGATGTTGGAGCAGCCACAGTAGATAAATTCAAAATCAGTTCATTGAATAACCCCCTCACTGGCATGAAGACATATATGGGAAAAAGGATGCCAAAAAGGACAAATGCTGCTATAGATAAAGACCAGGCAGAAGACGTTGTGATAACATGGGGATAAACAGGGAATTCTTCAACTCGGATGTGAAGCACACAATATGGGATGGCAGGATATTCGGGATGCCATTCCTGTTTGCAATATTCAATTTTGATGAGAAAGGTCTGAAATCACAGGAACTCGCTGAAGTAGTGGATGGACAATATCATTTCATTTCTATGTAATCTAAATTCTTTAGTTTATATAATGGATAATACATATTCTATAATATGCCAGTCCCAACGCCCAATAAAGGCGAAACCCAACAGAAAGGATATAAGACCACAAGTGACCAGCATTGTGCTGAATTAAAATGTCCTAAATGCGGTGGTCAGATGAGAAGAACCGAAAGACCTGGTCCAGGAAAAGAAGAAATTGAAACAACTGAAAATTTCATTAAGATTAAAGTTGTTGAATTCAAGCATCCAGAGAAAGGTGTTTTGGAGAAGGTTACGGAGTATTCATTCGATAAGAACCTATATTCCGAAGAGGAAGCAAAGAAATGGATGCAAAAAAGAAGGTGAATAAATGAATGAAAATAGAATATCAAACCTGATGTATAGCAGACCAGTTATTATAGAATCAATTGGAGAAGGAAAGGAAAAAAAACTTTTTATCAAAGGGAACGCTATTGATGTAGGCATTTCAAGGAACAACGTTGAATATAGCAAGAAAAGCCTTCAGGCAGCAGCAAAGACTTTGATTGGAAAACCACTCTTGCTTAATCACGGGTCTGATGATGTAAGGAACATAATGGGCAAGGTTGTGGAAGCAGGGTTTGATGGAAAGAATGTCCCATTCAAAGCAGAAATTGATACTGAAGAAAAAGACATCATAAGGAAATTGGAAAAAGGTTACATTAATATGGTTTCCATTTGTGCAGATACGATTGATGAAGATGGAAAACCATACGAACCAGAAATGGATGATAATGGCATTATACATCCTGAAAGGATTGAATTTCTCGAACTGAGTTTAGTCCCCATTGCAGGAGTTCCTAATGCCACTATATCTCAGGTGATAGCTGAAAGTTATAAGGTGAAAAAGATGGAAGAAAAGAAGATTGAAGAGCTTGAGAAGGAACTCAGCGAGGCTAAAGAAGAGAATGAGTCCCTTCGGAAAAAGCTCACGGAAGAGGATGAGGAAAAACCTGCGGAGCAGGAAGATTCTGAACCCGAAAAACCTTCTGAAGAAGAGCCAGAAAAAAAGGAAGAACCAGAAAAGAAAGATGAAACCGTTGAGGCTCTCAAGAAGGAGATGAAGAAACTGACTGAAACGGTTTCAAAGCTAAAAGACCAGCCAAAAGGGGTAGCTGAAGCTGTTAAGTCGGAGAAGGAAAAGGAAGCCTTTGAGGTCAAAGTCACACCACAAGACGGGAAGGCAGGAATGTCTGAAATATGGTCTCCCGACTCAATAAAGGAAAACGATGACCCCAATAGTGCACGAAAGTGGGCTTTATACTAAGGTGATTTGAATGGCAACAAGTATAGCAGGATTTTATCCGATTGCAAGTCTTGATGGTCCGTTTGGTGCATTCTCAGCACAGGTGGATGAAGCCAATGGCGTAGATGCAGGCGAATTTGTCAAACCAACAGGCGCAACAGAAGCAACAACCGCAAATTACAACAACACCATTTTGATAGAAGTTGCAGAAATGAATGCAAATGGTGATGAAGCGTTAATCTGTGGAATTGCAATGTATGATGCAAGTGACAACAAAGAAGTTTCAGTAGCTACAAGAGGCATCTTCCTTTTGAGGAACAATGAAGATGGTGCAATAGCTGTAGGAGAAACGGTCTGCCCCATTGGTGGCGGTGGAACACACGGCATAACTACAGCAGAAGCAGGTGGAAGGCAAGTTGGAACAGCACTGACAGGATGTTCAGCAGTAGATGAGTATGTCATTGTACTTATTACTGGAATAGCTGGACACACGGGAGCAATGGCTTAAAGGTGATTTGAATGAGCAGACTACAAGAACTTTTGACAAGAGATTTGGAATCAGAAGCAATCCCTTCAACACTATATGGCACTCTGATTGATTCCGTAAGAGCAAATCTCGTTGGTACTCAGGTAGTTGCATTGAGATTCGGACCAAACGACATACCAGGTTCAAGCATTGATGTATGCCTGAACACAAAGAATGCAACGGAAGTCATGCAAATAGCTGAAGGAGCAGAATTCCCGCACCAGTTAGCTGCAATGGAAACCTTCAACCTCAAACCACTAAAATATGGAATGCAGATTGGCATCACAAAGGAAATGATAGAGGATGCACGATGGTCAATGGTGGATTGGCAGGTTAAGGAAGCTGGTTATCAGATGGCAAGGAAACTTGACACCCTGATAATGACACAGATTGAAGCAGGTAACGATGCAGCAACACACACTGTTTCAGGTAGCACAGCAGTAACATTGGCGAACATTTCGGAAGCGGTCAAGAATGTCAGGGATGATGGATATAACCCAGACTATTACATTGTCTGTCCCCATGTAGAGGATGACCTGCACCGAATAGATACGTTCCACGAAGCTGACAAGCTTGGTTCAAGGGAAGTCTTTGAGACAGGACACATAGGAAGGATAATGGGAATGACCGTGTTGGTAACGACTCAGGTTGTGACAACAGCATCTTCATATGTGCTGGATTCAAGGCACGCACTTTGTCTTGCAGAGAAGAGACCGATAACAATCGAGCAATTCAAGCAGGAGAACATGGACTTGGTTGGAATAGCAGTTTCAGCAAGATGGATAGCAAGATACCTTCGAGCAAATGCAATAAGCGAGATAACATCAACCTAAAATATCCAATTAGAGGGGAATTTCCCCTCACCCTTATTTTTTAAAGTATTTATAATAGTCAGGAGAATTAATCATCAATGAAAGGATTGGCAAAGTTCGGGGTATTGATAATTACTGTTTTTGCGTTAGCTTTAATGATAACTTCAGTTCCATTTGGTTCTGGTGCACACCTAAATATTACAGTTTCGACATACCCTACCAATTATTCTAACGTCAGCACAAGTTGGGCAATCTTTAATTTTACATTCAATACAAGCGTAATACATCATTGTGTATTCGTTTTTAGGAACGCAAGTGCTTCTTCTTATAACTTCACTGGCACGAAAGTAGGCACTAATACGTCTACAGCCCAAATCTGTGAGGTTAATGTCACATTCAGCCAAGATACTGCTGCTGGAATGTGGTTTAATATCACACCTTGGGCAAATGATACTGTTTCTGGAGTATGGTATGAAGGTGGATATACCCATTTCAGGATTGATACGATAGCACCTCAGGTACGTGTAATTAGGGTGTTGCGTAGAAACGATACATTCAATAAATATGCTATACCAGCAATAATTAACAGTTCTTCTGCTGTAGGTTCTTCGATTGCAACACAACGGCAAGACCATTTAAGGATAATTTTCAATGTTTCAGACAACAGTACAATCAAGAATTCATGTAAAATCATAATTTTGCGTGAAAATACCCCTGGTACATTCACGAATGTCGCTAATTCCACAACCAATAGAACTACTACATGGGGGAATAGCTTAAGCACTCTAAATAAGGAATATTCATTTGCTATTCCAGCATCAGAATTCACAGAGGGTAAATATCAAGGTAGGTTCTGGGTTTACCCACATTGTACCGATGCATCAGACAATATAGGTCAAGGAAACCAAACAGAAAAGGGTGGGAGATGGGGTGTAGTCACACCTGTAGCAGCAGCAACTTGGACACCATTAGGCATATTTGATGTAAACGGTTCATTATCAAGCGATGACCTATGGAATTATACTTGGAACCTGTCATGGGCTAATAACATATCCACTGTGGCTCTTTGGCATCCAGGCAACAAAAGCCTTGATAAACAGTTCCTTACACATACATGGAACCAGTCCACATACAGCAATCAGCCAATAGACATCTACAATAATAGTGCATTATTTGTGTATTCAACAAATGGTTGGACACTACTGAGGATGAATACGACATACATAGAATCAGGCATAAACTTAACACTCTTTTATAACAATACTGGTGCAACTAATCAGTATGCGTGGACTTCGTTGGTCAACCTGAAGGCAAATACATCGTTGTATGTGGCTAACCTTTCATTGTCATGCGGTGAGTTTACAAAGATGATTGCATGGTTCAATTCAACAAAGGAGAACTGTCTTGGTGGTTGTTGGGAAACATATTCACTTGGAACGGGCAATCCTAACAACGATACAGTCATACCATTTGGAACAACATATTGGATATTGACAACAGAACAGAACGTAACTATGACCTCATTGACTCCAAACAGGATGGGACAGTGTGCTGAATATTAGGTGAAATATGAAATTATTGGCTTTGACGTTGGTAATGATAATGGCACTTTCAGTAAGTGTATCAGCATTGTCGCTTCCAATGGTAATCACAGGCAAGATAATCAATGAAGGTTCGGTCAGGGACATAAAAGTTATGCTTGTAAACGTAAGAACCAATGGTCAGGCTACCTATTATACGGAATCAAACGGTTTCTTCCAGTTTGAACCACAGAATATGGAGTTCGGTGTCCAGTATGGAGACAAGTTCCTGCTGAAGACCGAAGGCATGGAATTTGATGTAGAATTTGATTATGATACATATGCACCATTTTGGATAGAGATTGATTTCACTGGAGAGGTGTGTCCGAAATGCCCCGAACCAAAAGAATGTCCCAAGTGCCCCGAATGTCCAGAAGATACGACACCTTATGCAAATTGTGACAGTTGTTGCGAAAGTTGTTGCGAAGAGTGTCCAACGATAGAAGAACAGCTTCCATATTTTTGTCCAGAGATAGACGACCTGTGCCAAACAGAATTTCAGGAGAAATGCGAACTCACTTGTGATTGTCCTGTTCCAGAGCCAATTGAAGCGATTGGAATGCTGATTACATTGCTTGGTGGTTTAGGTGTGGGTGCTGGAGCAGTCTACTTGAAACTGAGCAAGACCGCAAGGCATTTTCATTATGGCATAAAGAATTATCACTCGATTTATACAAGCCATAGAGACCCATTAGAAAAGCACCCAAGAGGAGAGATTGCACCATTATATAAAAAGGATAGTAAGGGAAAATGGGTATATGTACCAAAGGATGATAGATAATGCCTACAGCAAAGACTCATGGAAAACAGATGCCATATGGCATTGAAGGCACGGTAACTTTAAACGGGAGTGCATATGAGGGTGCTAAAATCTGGATTAGGGATGTCACAGAAGGCACCGTTCCTGCTCCTGTAGATGATTACACGGTTGTTTACACAAACAATCTGGGTAAATATACGATTAATCTGGCACAGTCAACAGATGCTTATTCAAATGCTGATAG